CCTTGTTAGGATACCTTTGTCTGATCTCGTCTACCATTTCGTCAGTGTTTGACCCATACATTACTATTTCGTCTATCGCGTGCAGTGTGCCGCCATCCCTGACACAAACAACCGCCGACATCGGGTCAACGTTAAAATCCATCCCAATATGCAGCTCATCAGTTGAGCCGTTACATGCCTTCACTGACTGATCGCGGCTAAAGGCATAATAAATAATCCCGCTGTAATTAACGAATCGAGCCTCGTATTCTTGCTGAAAAGTTCTTTCATCAAGGTCGTTTTTAGCTGCTTCAATTTCTTGTAGGTCTACGTTGCCGCCCTGGATTGTTGTGTACTGGAAAGCCTCCCAAGACTCTTGACCATCTACGCCTCTAGTCCATAGATCGTAGAAATGATTTCTGCCTTTTGGCGTGCCAATAAACAAAGCATTCCCTCGTCTATCTGACAGCGATGGCCGAAGAACTTCATGCCATGCTTCTGGGCGCATATCTGCAAACTCATCCAGCACGCAGAAGTCTAATGCCCTTCCTCGGAGATTGTCCGGTTTTTCTGCGCCCTTTAACGATATGCTAGACCCATTGCGTAAGCTAATACTTAACGAACTTTCGTTTTTTTTCGTTATATAGCCGTCAGGAATGGCTTCTACCAGCATATTCCAGGCGATTTCTTTTGCTGCCTTATAAGTCGGCGCGACATACCAGCAATTGCGAGATTTGCCCTCTAAAGCGTGTTTAAGCAGCTCATAGGTTGATAGAAACGTTTTGCCAAAGCGACGACCTGCGACAACGACCCTAAAACGCGAATCACTAAAAAATATGTCATCCTGTGGTTTGGTTAGCTTCATCGGCTCTTTGTATCACAATTGGCTGTAGATCTGCGGGCGCTGATTCAGGCTGATCCATTTGACCAAGCCAATTTTTACCAAGCCAGACTAACATCGTGTTGTTGCCGTCCATTGCAGTCGTGTATTGCTTACGTCTTAGGCTCATTTTGCCGTGACTGGCCTTTTGTTTGAAATAGTCCGAAAAACCCATGTTATGCTCGCGCTTACAGGCTGCGTTTAGAGTGTCATAGTCGACGCCCAAAACAGCCGCTTGCTCTTCACCTGTACAGTGAATTGCACACATTTGGTTTACTTGCTGCCAGTCTATATCTTTCAATGGTCTTGCCATATTAGTAAGTGGAGCGGACAGGTCGGAGTCGCACCGCCCAGTCTACAGGGGTTCTGTAGAGCCTGCTAATTTTGCCCGCCTTTGTTTGATGGATTTCTTTTCACCTAAATACATCCCCGCATTTCGTTTGTCAATCTCTGCGAAAGGTATAATTGGCACTGCTAGGTTTTGCTTCTCTAATTCGTCCAGAAATTTTATGTATCGCAACTGATGACCTGACAATCTTTCTGCGCCAGTCATGTCTCTTTTAGACGTTCCATGAAGCGCTACAATTTCGCCAGATGGAAGCCGAGCAATTGTTGAGTTCTTGTTGATCGAGGTTAACACAAATCCACTCGCTCTATAAATCGTGCCGTCTCCACATTGAGTGCCATCAGCAAAGCTCACTACCCATTTGATTTGACTGTATTGCTTCTTGATTATTCTCATACAAACAGCAATTGCGCGACTTTCGCTAAACTTTGGCAGCAAAGGCCCAAATGCCATTCGGTTCAATTCTATCATGTCGCCCCATTTGGAGCCTTTTACGAGAGGCAATAGCTTTCGGCGATCTATTGGAGGGCCAAACTGTAAAGCCCCTTCGAGCTTGTCATTGATGAATACGCCAAAGTTCAACTGACTATTTTGAGTCGCCTTCCCTGAGTAATGATACTTTTGGATTATTGCTGCGGCTGCGTGCTTTTTTATCAGCTTTACGTGGATTTCTTTAGCGCTGGGCATTTTCTAGCCATTGCTTACAGATGAATGTGAGAGCGTTGCCGTTTGAATTATCGTTAAGCCCTTCGTCTATCAAGGGGTTCGTCCTAGCCTTTAGAACTGCGTCATCGATCAGGGAGGCTTGCTCATCATGCAAGGTGAACGTCTTTTTCTGGTATGGCTCTTTGTCTCCGTCAACAAGCTCTGGGAACTCTCCGTCTATGTCCGTCAAGGCAGAAAGCTCCTCAACATCAAAGCCGAGAAGATCTAAGTCAAAGTCCATTGAGCCGAGCAAATCAATTTCCAATCTCAAAACATCCAAGTCCCAGCCAGCATTCAAAGCTAGTTTATTGTCTGCAATGACGTAAGCCTTGCGCTGGGCTTCTGTTAAGCCTTCCAGCAGGATAGTAGGCACTAACTTAATGCCAATCTCTTGTGCCGCTTGAAGCCGCCCGTGTCCTGCAATAATGCCGTTATTCTCATCTATCAAAATCGGGTTAGTAAAACCAAACTCGGTCATGCTGCGCTTGATTTGTTCCACTTGTTCTTTGCTGTGGGTGCGAGAATTGTTCTCGTATGGAACAAGGTCGGTTGCTGATATGTAATCGATCTTTAAGTCTGCCATTATCCCCTCTCACGGAATGGTTTTACATTATTGGGCCTGCCTTTATGACTAAATCCGTTTCATCCAACCCTGCCAGATAGCTGTCAAACTTTGCCATTGCTTTGCGACTGTTACCCACCCCATTAAGATCAGGGTAAAGACTAATCCCACACCCAATGCAGCCCACGACATCAGCAGCAGTATTAGCAACGTGGAACAAGATATGAGTCCGATCAGGAACGTCTTGAACCTGCCATGTGTCTGGCCCAAACCTTGGGGAATTTGTGCGTCTGACTTTGTATTGCCCTGTTGGGATACAAGACTTAAATGGCACGTTGTTGATCCAGGGGCGTTCGATTGTCCAGAGTGCAAGGTCGTCAATTTTTAGCCTTCCTAATGTCCTGTCACCGAATAATGCGAACCGCGCGATCTCAATCATGTCGTAGAGTCAATAAAGTACCAAAGAATTTTAACACAAACTATGCAAAATAAATCACCTATATATAGCAAAAAAATGTTTGCAACTGTTGCCGAATTTGCTACAGTTACTTCAACAAAACAGCAAGGAGATACACATGGCAACAAGAGCAACTTATCAATTCATCAACGCATGGGCTGGCACTCATACCGCTTACATTCACCACGATGGCTACCCAGAAGGCGCAGCGCAATACTTTTTAAATGGCGACGCGCCAATTTTTAACATCAACGCTTTTATTAGGTCGAATCATAAAGCCGAGATGACCGCATCGCATGAGATTCACGGCGATACTGAATATCGCTACACAATTCAGGGATCTCATTTACTTGCCCAAAAGCGCATCAATTTCACGAATGAATTTGAGACAATTTGGGACAGCAGCCTTCAAACCTTTATTGGCAAATACCACGACATGAAGCAAGGGGCCAGCGCATGAGCCGCGACCTTTCCGATAACTTCGAGGCTCTAGTGCTTGCACTGGAGCTTGCCATCACCGCCCCTGACGAGTCAATGTCAAAACAATGCTCCGAAATGGCCGACCAACTGGCTGGATACATGCAAGTCTCAGAAGTTGAGCTTGCCAAGCAAATCGCCCTTTCCAATGTATTCGAGGAATGCCAATGAACCGCCTGACCAAAATTTGCGTCGCCGTAGCAGTAGTCGCCGCTGTGCTTTGGATCTCGTCAATGGACTATGCCCACGAGGTCAGTATGTCCAAGGAATATCAATACAACGTCTGTCATGGATACTGGCCCGACTACGAAAACTTGAAACCAAGCTGCGACGGCATTTTATGAGAATCATTAGGTATCGATTTACCGACCCAAAAGACAGCGCAGAGCATGGTGGACTTTGTACGACAGTCAAAGAAGCTGAGAAAGTCACCAAGGAAATAAGCGGTATTCGTGGGCCGTGGTGGAATAAAAGCACGAAATTTGAATGGGAGGTTTTAACTTTCGACCGCAAAACCAACGGCCTAATGGACGCTCTGTATATGGCAATGGAATTCGCTCATGATTTGCACGAGATCGCCCCAATGGCGACAACGATTACTGAAGTAAAAGTTAGCAAGAACGTGCCAAAAGAGTTTCGCAGGAGTAAATCTTACTTAAACGATGGATGATTGTTTCACATGAAACACAATGATAAATAGGAGCAATAAATAGGTATGAAACCAACCAGAAATGATATTTTGCAAGCATGGCTGACATTGCAGAAAGTGCGAGAAACTTACAGCCAAACCCGACTGGACGAAGCCGACAAAGTGATGCTAGTCGATATCATGAAATTACTTGATGACCTTCAGCAGGAAGAGGCGAAACGATGAAAGATAAATTGCTAGTTCCGAAATACACGGGTGGCGCAATGATTATTGCCTTTTTATGCGGCTACGTAATCGGGGCTATTCTGCTTTAATCACCAAGACGGCTTCTTAGGTTGATCCTTTGGGGCCGTTTCTTTCTCTATCAAGATTTCGCAATAATGTATTGCTTTGCGTAGATCTTCGACGCCGCCTTTATCCCGCCACCTAGAAATGTATTTGACTACCGCGTGCTCGCAAATGCCTAAATTATTCGCTAAGGCGTACTCAAGTGGTTGAATCATCATAGTCTTGTAGTGATTTCCAGCTATTTGCCTGTCAAGTGCTGTCATATCAACTCCTGAATGTTTGCTTTTAATCTTCCCTGCTCTCCGAACGACTTGTGGAGGATTACGCAAGTCATACTTCGAGAACTGGCATAGCCAGCACCAGCGTGATAAGAATCCGCAGGAGCTAATATATTCCAACTTTCGAACAAGGCTCCAGAGTATTCTTCTTGATTCTTGTGGTGTATGTGACCCGTCCAAACAAAGGTGTGATCTGACTCGCCCCATTGTTTCCTCAAATTACTAACAATTGACCCGTGAAGATTGGACATTTTAATCCGATCACCGTGATGGGTCACTACCAAATTCTTGCCCCATTGCCACCAGATGAACTTGCTCGCGTTATCGAAGACCTTAACCCTTGGGTCTTCCTCAAAGTACAGCCGCATCACCTCATTAAGCCATAAGGCTGCGTCTGGATCGTGATTACCTCTGACGTTGACTAGCCAGACTTGATTGTGCTTTTCAAGCATACGCAAAACGGTACGCTTTATGACGTTGCTGGCAGCTCTAATAGTCTTCGAGTAACGACCGTCAGAGTCTAGTAAATTCTTAGAGTTTGGCGTTGAGCTTGTGCTGTCGTTAATGTGCATGAAGTCGCCCAGGTTGACTAGAACCCCAACTTCACCCGCTGGCGCTGAACCGACCAACCTTTCTATGGCGCTTTCCAGAAGGGTTTGACTAATCTTAACGTCGTAGTCATCGCCCATCGTTTCGCTGTGATGAGCAAGCATACCAAGGTGATGGTCGCCAATAATGTAGCTAACCATAAGATCGTCATCAGTGCCTGTAGGCGCGTCAAAGGGAGTGTGTATTCCTGTGAGTTCATCTTTAAAACCCTCCACAAACTGAGCAATTAGCTCCTCGATCTTTTGCCGCTCTGGCTCTTGTATATGCCATTGCAGGACGATATCGCCGTCCATATTGTAGGCTGTGCTGACTCTCTTGGTGGTAAAACCTGGAGCGACTTGCCGGTTAAGGTTTTGATCTGGCGCTACGCCGCCCAACGCAGCTCTGGCGTGAACCTTATTGACAGTGTCGGAAATGGTTTTTGGGTCTCGGCTTAATTCTCTGCCCATCGCTGCAAAGGTTAAGCCCTGCATGTGCAGATTTATAATTTTTCTTTGGTATTCGGTATTACAGAATTCGAGGTGCTGCTCTACACTTCTATTCGTCATGCTCATCTTCCCAACTCATTTGAGAAAAAACATTAGAAGCCATTTGCAAGCGGCCTATTATGCTTGCAATGGCATCTGGGTCTGTGGAGAACGTGCCAGGCATATCAAGATCAAATCCGGTTTGATACTCGGTAATTATGATTGCCCCAGTAATCTCCCCAGCTTCGCAAGCGTCTAAAAGTTTTCGCAAGACTGCGCGGACTTCTTCGGCATTACGATCTAGGATAGAGACTTCACCCATTCTTTGTTTTTCGCCTGATATATCGACAGCAAATTTTGCAGCTCGTCAATAGAGTATTTTTTTGGATCATGCGGCCCCTCTAGCCTTTCCACTGAATCCAAGCCTATTTTTTTGATTAAGTTTGGACGATATTCAGCCAAATTACCACTTTTGTAATTGTTGCAAACGCTGCATTGCTTGTGGGTATTTTGCTCGTCGAACCGTAAGGCAGCAGAGTGCCCACCTATGCTCATATAATGACCGGCATGGTATTGTCCTGAGTGATGCCGCTGGCAGCTTATACAAGGGTTAGCGAAGTCTCGGTTGCGGATAAACTTGTTAAACTCAACTTGAACTCGTTTCAACCAATGCTGCTTGTCGTTGTCTCTTGCCTGTTTCTTTTCTAGCCGCGCAGCTTTCTTGTGAAGTTTAGATGATTCTTGCCGACCAAAGTCAATCAAGCACTCAGTTTCGTTGCAAGTCTTTTGGAAGCTGCTGAACTGAGGCGTGAACGGTTGCAGACATATCTTGCATTTCTTAGCCATGCTACTCCATTGCGGTTAAGTGAATACCTAATTCTCGCAAGTGCTGGGCAGTTTTGTCCAAGAATTCAGAGTGCTGTTTTACGGTCATCGCGCTGGTCACTAGCAGCTCAAACGGCTCTACCATCATTTCTAGCTTTTGTTCGTATGACATTGGCCTAATGATGCGTTGATATTTTTCTCGGTATTCAAGCGAATCTCGTTGCAAGATCCGGACCCCGAAGTGGAGCTTACAATATGCTCGGTATTCCCACGCTTTCATGTCACCCTGCGCTTCTGCGTCCCGCCACCATTGCCACATCATGCGATTCTGCTGTAGCGTTCTATCCTTTTTCGCTTTTCTAATCTGAACGTCAACTGGGTATTCCAAATCAATCTCTGACAGCATTTTGAACAGTCGATCTCGGTCTTCATTGCTAGACATTGTGATATGGAGACAATCGGTGCTAAGTCGTTCCTTATTGAGCACCTGCATTAGTTCAACACCTTGACGCGGTTAAGACTTAGTTTGTGTCTTCGGTATTCTTCACGGGTTGGCTGGTAGCCTTTGCTCAATTCGTTTTGATAGATCTCAATAAAATAGGCATCTTCCATAGCCGCATCTCGCGCTGCTCGACTGACGTGTTTCCCTCCGCTTGATTTTAACGGTTCAGAAAATAATGTGCTTATTGGCAAGCCTAACGCCTCGACAACTTCTAATCCTGTCGCATCGCAGTTGAAGCAGTGCATCAGCACCTTCCCGTCTTTTTCTGTTATTCCTAAGTTTTGGCTTCCGCCTTTATGAACTGGGCACCTTGAATAATACTGAGTCCCTTGCTGCTTGACCTTATCCAGCCTGTTTAAGATTTCTTCGATCACTGTTTGCTCCCTTGATTTGTAAGTATTTAATAAAACCGCCAACCTCTGGCAGTTGCTCTTGCTGGTATTCTGGTTTAATTTTATTGGGCCAGACCCCAAACTTAGCGCGGTAAGCCCAACTTGACCAACCTTGCTTGTAGCCTTTCTTCCTCGCGTGCTGCTGTAAATCGCCAAGCCAGCGTGATTTCTGATCCACCGTATAACTGCGGTTTGTCTTCTTGATCTCTTTCAGGATTTGGTTGTCAGACTTTATCAACTGAGCTCTTGGCACCTCATAACCGCATTCACACTTAGGGATCATCATTACCTGATAACATTCGGGGCAGTCTTGGGTTTTGGGTTCCTGTTTTTCTTTTGTTTGGTTTCTCTCGCGGTATTCTTTCTGACCCTTGTGCAATTCTTCAGGACAAATGTCTTCAGCAAATCCGTGTCTCGATACGTTTCCAGCATGGTCTAAAATAATCGCATGGGGCTTATCTTCGTGCAACCTTAGAACCCGACCTACCCGTTGGCAGTAGACCGATATTGATTTGGTTGGGAATGCGTCAATCATGCACCGAACGGATGGCGCATCGTATCCAGTATTGAGCAAGCGGCTGCAAGATAAAATTTTAAACTTGCCCTCGTCATGTTCGCGGTAAAGTATCTGCCGCTCCTCGTCTTCCATATACCCGTCAATATGCTCGGCTGGTATACCCGCAGCGTTAAACATTTTCACCAATGTCTTGCTGTGGTTGATTGATGGGCTAAAGGCTATCGTTTGTGAGTTTTCGCCATACTTGCGCCAGTTCTCAATAATGTCCCCAACCAAATGCATATCTTCCTCAATCCGTTTGGACAATTCTGTGGGGTCAAAATCAGTGCCGCCTGTCTGTATGCGCTTGGTCTTTATGCCATTAACGTTAGGCTGACGACCGCCGTAATACTTGGCTGGGGCCAGATAACCTTGATCCATTAACTCGTTGGAGGTGATCGGCACAATCAGGTCGCTGTAATGCTCTCCCAACCCCTTAGCGTATGGCGTGGCGCTCAATCCAATAAAAGGGACCGCGCTGTAAGATGCCATCATGCTTGTTAGCGTCTTGTAATGGACGTGGGCCTCGTCAACGATTATTAAGTTAGCCATCGGCCATTGTCTGCGTCTGGCTAAGGTTTGAATTGATGCGATCTGAATCTTGGCGTGCCACTTCGCCCTTGGATGATTCCACCCTTGAATCACTCCCGCCTCAACGCCATGCTTGTCGAACTCATCAATCGCTTGCTGCACCAGTTTTATGCGGTCGCAAATAAATAAGCCCGTCAGTCCTTTCTTTGCTGCGCTGGCTAACATTTCAACCGCGACCCTCGTCTTGCCGAACGAGCATGGTGCCGCCAACATGATTCGTTTATGTCCTTGCTTAATTGATTCCCTGCATAGCTGTATGGCCTTGCTTTGATGTTCCCTTAGTTCCATGTGCTTCCCTTTTATTTTTGGCATAGGCCAGCTTTTTCCCTTTGCATATCTCAACCATTGGATTCGTTAATTCCTTTAGGCTTTGCGAGATAACATCCTTAGATGCGGTACTCATTTGCTTTCGCTTTCCTGGCTAGGCGCTACCCTGACCAACTCACTTGAGTCTTTGCGTATTGGACGTGAGTCGGGACAAGCTGTCAGTCCTATAACATGCTCACGAATTACTGCTTTATCAGTTGGACGCACAGTTAAGCGCCACTTCTGATCGGCAGGAATGGTTGAAGTATGATTTAAAAGGTGAGAAAATCGAAACCGTGTCGGTTTGCGCACGGTTGGATCTTACTCAATCTGTCAAATCGGCCTTCAGGGACTGGTAATCCCGCCGACACATTCACTTTATTATAACCCCCACAAAATTAAAAGCCTTTTCTTGGTAATGTCGCTGTGATACGCTTTGCGGAGCTTCCTTGCTGGTTGCTCCACGGCGTTCCCTTGCGCCATTGGCCTCGGCTGTAGTGATTACTCATTACGGTCGGGGCTTTCTTATTTGCACCACATGATTTTTTCACGCAGCAGCTTAATCTGATGAACTTGGTTGTTCTTGTCAAACTCAAGCAAGCACCCGTCGCTTTTGGCCCAGTATTCTAGGCGCTGCCGACTGATCCCGAGCACCTTAGCTAGTGCGTTCAGGTTGGTGTTGGCATGTTCCACAAAATCGTAAATTGACAGTTCGCGCATAATTTTATCCTCCTAATAGGCCTATCTTACATCATAATTCTTGCAAAAAATAGTTTGCACAATACTTATTTTATGCCTTACAATAAAGGTCTAACCAGCAAAGGAGTAATACATGGGAAACCAAACCACAGAAAATTTAGTCGGTGATCTTGAAGATTGGATCTTTGAGATTTCTAGGCTTGTAAAAAGCGGTCATCAATTATCGCCTGAAGCATTGGTGTTCTTGCAAAACATCCACCCAGCGCTAGACAAGCTAAGTGAGGAAATGCTTGAAAATGAACAGGCATGGAGCGAAATGAAGCAAGCAGAAGCCGAAGAAAATAATGCTTATCTTCAAGGAGCGGCAGCATCAGTTCGGGAGGTCTTATGATTCCTGACTGGATTTTGTCATTACAGTCTAGCGCCACTTGGGCACGTCGGTATGAGAATCGAGCTAACTTTGAGTGGGACGAAGACGTTGCAGAAGAATTGCAAATTATTGCAGAAAGATTAGAAACTTTATTATCTGAACAAGAGGAGAGATATGATGAGTGTATGGCAAACGCTTAGCTCAATTAATGTAAACGATCACACCGAAAGCAAAGGCAACTTGACCTACCTGTCATGGGCTTGGGCTTGGGCTGTAACTAAGCAGCATTACCCAGAGGCAACGTATGCTTTCTTGGCAAACGAGATCCACAAAGACGAGACAATGACAGTTCATTGCATTGTAACAATTGAGGGCATAAGCCACGAAATGTGGTTGCCTGTAATGGATCACCGCAACAACGCCGTAGCAAATCCTAACGCCTTCCAAATCAACACCGCCAAGATGCGATGCTTGACCAAAGGCTTGTCGATGCACGGCTTAGGCTCTTACATTTACGCTGGCGAGGATTTGCCAAAAGGCGAACCCGAAAAAACTTATGAGCAATGGTGCCAAGAAAACAGCGACAGCATTATTGCCATCAAAGCAGGGATTGCTAACGACGATTTCTCAACCGCCTCTGAAGCATGGTTTGAGTTAGATGAGGAAACCAAAATAGCATTGTGGAAAGCGCCAACTAAAGGAGGCTGTTTCACCACGATTGAGCGTGAAATCATGAAGTCAGCAGATTTTAGAAAATTGTACGTCAACGAAGGGGAAAGTAAGTGAGCATTAGTGTAACAAGTAAATTAAACGACAACGCAAGAGAATTTAAAGCTGGCGAGTCAACTGGGTTTGGCCTCCGCTTGGGAGTCAAGTTCTACAACAATCAAACTCGCGCAGATGAATGGACAAACTACGAATGCGCGATATTCACTCGCACTGATAATCAGGCAAATTATTACCGCCAAGCGCTTGTCAAGGGGGCGGTGGTTGAGGTGAGCGGGTCAGGGTGCTGGATTAAGACCTTTGAGGGCAAGAACGGAACAGTGAACACGATCTCAATCTTAGACCCGAAACTAGGATACGTTTATCGCGCTCAATCAGAACAAAACCAGCCGCCAGTGGATAACGCACTAGAAGATGACATACCGTTTTAGGCTGTTTTAATAAAAAAGGTGACTGCTGGGGAATTGCACCCCATTGACGAGAAGGAGAGGAGGGGAAACGTCAAGGCACTAGCCGCAGTCATTTATCTCTGTGTACATTGTTTTTCTTCTCGTATGTTCTCATCGCGCCCAGCCCAAGCATTCCCATTAAAACGGGCATCATGGTTTCTAGGGGGACGAGAGGTATAACTATGTCTAACTCAAGCAAAGCCAGCACAAAGTTGCTGAATGGGATAGTAATAAAGTTGCCAAACATACCTAGACCACATGTCCAACCGATGAACGGCCTCCAACCACTTACCATCAGGTTAGAGTTGGCCGCTTCGACCTTATTGATAGCCATCTGACCTTTAGCAAGCTCCTGAGCGTGTTGATCGGCCATTGTAGCCAGGTCATGCGCCAGTCTAGCCTTCTGGTCTTTGTCCTCTATAAACTTGTCTAACAGACCCGTAACAGGGCCAATGAGTGACTGAAGCATAGCTACCTCACAATCGCAAATATTATAGTGAAACAAGCGTACAGGCCGACACAAACCAGACTACACGCAACCACAAGCCCTACTATGTGCATTCGCTGATTAACTTTCTGGATGTGAGCATTCTTGGCCTCCAGCCTTGCCTTGCGAGCCTTAGCTTGAAAGATAATAAAATCGTCCCAGAGACCAGCCCGTCCGTAATAAACCATGAAGTCTTTTAATTCTTCCTCTGCCTTCTTGATCTGCTCCAGAGCCATAAACTCCTCGGCATCACTGGCAAACAGAGACTTCTTATTCTTTTCTTGGCGTAGTTTTAAGTCTTCCTTAGCGCCCACCATCTTACCGATAGGTCCAAAACAATCCGCCAAGTCCCTGCCGTTCCCAATAAACTCTTTGACCACCCCGTAGGCGGCATTAAAAGCAGCGAGTTCAGCAATCATTTGCTACTTCCTTATCAGTTCGTTGATCGCCTTCCACACTTCAATCATCTTGGCCTCTAAAACCTCAAGCCTGTTCAGAATCTTCCCAATGGTTAAAATCAAGAGAAATACCCCTGCTGCAACGGGCCAGCTTTGAACTATGGTTTCCCAGACTTCCATTGCATCCTATTCTACCAGCTCATCCGCTGGATCTAAGTCTTCTTTGATAGAGTTGACGTAGGCTTGAAAGACCGTCTGCAGCTCTTGTGATTGCATGTTAAGGCCGTTTATCTGGCCTTGAATCTCTTTCATCCGAGAAACTTTTACTTGCACATTTTCAGGCAAGTCATCAGTTTCGTACTCTTTATCGTCAATCTTGAGCGTCGCCATTTCCCTCTCCTTTATTTAACATCCTTTGGACTGTTCTTGATTCAAATATCCGTAACGCCAACCAAAGTATCGTCATACCAGCAGCCGCATCGGGCAGCCAGCCAGCCAAAGACGCAATACCGCCTGACACTGCGACACCATCCATGACTGTCTTTGCTGCCTCGTGATCTACCATGGAACACCTGATGCTTGAGTTGGGTTCTTTTGCAAAGCAATATTAGCAGAAAGTGATGTTTCAATCTCGCTTTTATCAACCCCCGAAATCCAACACCACCCAAGACATTGATCTTCAGTTACATCGGAAAACGGCGTGTAATCTGCCGATTCTGGGTCAGGCGTAAAAGAAACAGTGCCATAACTTCCAGCAAAGTAAGTCACAGCCTCATCGCCAGTGCCAACAGTTTCTTCTGCGTTTACTCTCCAGTGCGCCGTTACAATCGCGCCTGTATTTGGTGCTTGAAGGTCGTAGTCAGTGTTCTGAATTGACCATTTAAATGTTGCCATGTTGTTACTCCTTTTAAGATTCTAGTGCTGTAATGCGGGCTTCAAGTTCTTGGATGGTCGCTACAAGCAAAGGCACAAGTTTACTTTGGTCGATCCCTTGATATTGCGGATTGCCGTCAGCGTCTACTGCGTCTTTAGCTCCAGTAATTGCCTCTGGTACGATGTTTTGCACTTCATGCGCCAAGAATCCATCCACAGTTGCGTCAGCGTCTGCGATAAAATTAAAGCGTGAAGGCTTGAGTTGCTTGAGTCGCTCTGTGGAGCCTGACATGGCTACCACATTTTGCTTCAAACGGTAGTCTGATGAGGTGTTGTAGGCGGTTGATGATGAACCTGTAGCTATTGAACCAATCAGCGTTGCGCTGCTGTTCAGAAACTGAATCGCTTGACCACTTGCGTTAAGCTCTTTAAGAATTATGCCGTGGTTAGTGTTTGAGTTGTGTGAAACAAAGACTTGAGCATAACTATTCGTGCTCCCAACAGCATTGTCACCGGCAATATAAACGCCCCCGTAGGTTGGAACATCTGATTTTGAGGTGATTCCATAGAAAGTATCACCAGCCGAATCGATGGTCATTGCGTTTGAATTATTCACATAGAACAACATTTTATTGACGCTATGCGAATACTCAATTCTTCCTATGTAGGCGGCTGAACCTGCCGTACCGTCAGCAAAGAATATATTACTTTCTCCACCGCCATAAATTGTTATCCCTTCTGAACCAGAACCAGAACCGACAACTAAATTATTTGCACCTGCGTTAAACGAACTAGGGATACTGTTGGAGATTCCCACGTTCCCACCGGCATCGACGCGAAAACGTTCCGTGTTGTTGGTTAAGAATTTCATGTTGGCATTTTCACGCTGACGAATAGCAACGTCTGGCGTTGGGTTTTCTACCGTAATGCTAAATCCGTCAGAAGCAGATGTACCTGAAGCTGAGTTAGTAATCCCAAATGCAACGTCTGACGCACCGCCACTAATATGTAAGTCTCTATTAGGCGAACTCGTACCGATGCCCACGCGACCAGAGGAGTCTATACGCATGCGTTCTGCGTTGTTGGTTTTAAAGGTAATGGGGTGTGAACCTATGGTCGTCAAACCTAAATCATTGCCATTGGCGTTTATGTAATAAGTACCAATCTGGAGACTCTCGCTTGTCCCTGCGCGAGTCAGATTGATATTTGCGGAGCCGCTTGCCGAATATACGGACAGCGAGTTGGTTGGCGAACTAGTACCAATACCCACGTTCCCTGATGAGTTAATGGTCATCCTATCGCCAGTTCCACCTTGCGTAAATCTTATGCCATCAGATGAAGCATTAGGTCTAATTATAAATCCATTTGTTTGTCCTGACCTGTTAAATTGAACACCATCATTTCCTATAATATGAAGTGGTGCATCAGGACTACTAGTACCAATACCCACGTTGCCTGCGCTACTAACAAACAGCCTATAAGCGTCAGACGTTCTATCATACAAGATAAACTCTCCGCTGTTGCCTGAGCTTAAACTATATGACTTTCCGTTTGTACCTGTGGTGTTATTGAAGTAGATACCAGCAGAATCCGCGCCATCAACTCCCTCAAGAGTTAGCTTTCCGTTGCTTGCGCTAGAAGTTCCTATTGTTACTTTGTCAGCCGTGGCTGTGCCAGTAACGTCTATGCCTGTGGAGTTAATTGCTAATTTGTTTGTATTGTTTACAGCAAAGTAATGGTTGGAGCCTGTTGGAACATTGTAGAACCAAGTACCTGCTGTACCATCTCCACCAATCCATCTATCACCTGCTGAACCTGTATTACCACTTGTGCCTTCTACAGCTAAGTAACCATTTGCAGTTATAGTCGAATTAAACGTAGCCGCACCTGCCGCTGACATATCAAGGGACAGGGCTGTGATTACTGAAGAACCATCTTTGCCCTGAAAATAAATATCCTTGTCTGAAATAAGATTGCGAATGTTTAAATCTTGGCTGTTTACTGATAGCAAACCAATGTCTGTTCCACCATCTGATAGATATATATTAGAAGAATCAGCATCTAACTTAATACTCCCTGCAACGTCTAATGTCATATCGTTTGCGTAAACTTTTATTCTAGCTTCTTCGGTATCACCAGTTTGCTTTTTAAAGTAAATATTTTTTGAGTTACCATCACCACCAACCAAGTTTATGGAGGGAGAAGCGGCAACATCAATTCCCAAATCACCACTTAAAGTTGCACCTGTAGCCGCTATTGTAGAATTAAACGTAGCCGCACCTGCCGCTGACATATCAAGGGTGAGGGCTGTGATGGTTGAGCCGCCATCGTTGCCTTTAAATACAATGTCTCCGTCTGATTCGCCAGACCTAAGCACAAAATTACTAGAAGATTTTTCAATAACTCCGTAAATAGTTCCTGCGTCTTGAATCCAAATTGTTCCAGAATCGTCAGCATCAAGAATAATTTTTCCTGCAACGTCTAATGTTAGGTTGCCAGAACTTACATCAATCTCATTGCCATCTATTGTAATGTTATCTACCACTACACCTGCGTTGGCTGTTATTGCTCCTGAGAATGTAGCCGCACCGTCTGAGGCTATTGTAAGCCTGTCATAGGAACCCAACGTAAGATTATCTGAAATTTTAAAACTATCGTCTGTCGCATCAATACCAATAATAAAAGTTTGACCTGACTTGTTAAATTTTATTGATGCATCATTAGAGTCACCTTGTATTAGTAGCTGAGACGTTGCAGAAGAATCAAATAAATGCAAAGGATTTACTGGGCTACCAATTCCAACGCCAACCCGATTATTACCACCGTCAACAAACAGCATATTAGCGTTGCCGTTTGACTCAACGCGGAAGTCTACGTCAGCAGAATCTTCGTTAAAGACAATTCCACTATTTATTTGTGATGCTTCATACGACTTTAACTGTATAACAGCAGTGCCACCGTGGTTATAATAAAAAGCTCCGCCTTGACCTGAACCTGTTAAGTCGCCAACAGCGGCTATGTTCGTGCCGTCACTTTCTTTGATAAAAAGAAGAGCATCGTCTGCTTGCATTGTGACGTTACCACCAACCGCCAATGTGCTTGCCATATCTACAGCACCATCAATGTCAACGACATCAAGGTTAGTCGTGCCGTCTACGTCTATGTTGCCTGAGATGTCTAAGGATGTTGCTGTTAACTCGCCAGTGACCGAAACACCACCAGAGCTTGTTATGAGTCTTGAGCTACCATCGTAGTACAATGTAACTCCACCATCCTCAACAAAACGAGCCATATAATCTGAACTATCACCATTTAACAGGTTAATAGACGTAGAGGCTAAGATGTTTAAATTTCCAGTGCCTGCATCTTTAATGTAGCTGTGAGTTCCTGAGTGATAAATCTGTAGGTCATCACCAGCACCAAACGTAGCCTTGTCATTGTCGCCTAATGCTATGCCACCGTTGGCTGTGATTTCGCCTGTAAACGTAGCACCAGATAGTTCAGCTTTGTCTGTGTTTAGATTTGTAAAGTTCGCATCTACTTCGTTATTAGTTAGGGGCGAACCCTTTCCGCTTCGTGTTGTAATAGTAGCCATGAGAAGCC